TTTGGTGGTGGTTCTACCGCTATGCCTCTTGACACTAGCAATACCAGTTTTGAATCAGTTGCACCCGCAGCCAATATGGCTGCACAAACTGACCCCGGTCTTGATGCCCATCAACCCCCTAGACCCTCTACAGTATCTAATCCAGGTATAGGACAGTTTGGTCCTGGTGGTGGTGGAGCCGGTGGAGCCGGTATAGGCGTAGATGCAAATGGTATCCAAGGACTCAGTAATCAAAATGGTTCTGAATCTACACTTAATCAAAATATGTAAGCTGTATTGTAATTTTTATTCGCACTAACCTATAGACAACAAGAACAGAGAAAGAATCTGACATGGACAATAATGATCTCCTAAGAACAGCCAGTAAAGTGACCGCAGATACCCAGTGGTTCAATGGCAGCTCGGACAGTATCTTTAATAGACTAGACCGACTACAAGAACTACTCGAAACTACACGTATGGCCGCTTCTAACCCTAATGTTAGTCAAGCCGAACTAGATGAGTTCACTAACATTATTACTGCTACAGATGCCGAAAAAGAAGCACTAGAAAAAGTAGCCAGTGAATGGGTAGACTTTGACACTGAAGACTACTTACAGAGTCTTCCAGGTGGAACTGTTGCCAGTGTCTATCGTGTTAGTAGTGCCGGTACCAGTGACCTCGGAGAAGACGATGGCTCACTTCTATACCGTACAGCAAGATCAATTGAAGATGAGTTTGAAGATGCCGACTGGATTAATTTTGTAACTGCCGGTGCAGAAGTTTGGGTAGAAGATCAGACTTCACAACTTCTCAGTGATCAGATTAACACTCGTGAAGCTGCTGTATTCTATGTAGAGCAAAAGACACTGCCAATTCTCGATGTAGAAAAGCGAGCAGCAATCATCGACAATTTTGTAGACAATGCAGAGATTTGCCGTAGAGCTAAAAAAGAAGGTAGCACTCTTAGAAGTATTGAAGCCGGACGTATAAACAAGTTGGCTGCTACTTTTGTAGAGAATTCAGTCAATGAATCTTTCGGAGAAGACCTTAACTGGCTATAATGGAACAATGGAACGGGTTTAAGGTTCTAGCCGCTGAGGAACCTCAAGAAGAGTCTTCAAAAGATTCTCTAGTTCATTCACTTCAAGTAACTCTATCAGATGTTACTGTTTTCTATTATATGTCTCATTCTTCACACTGGAATGTTAAAGGCACTGACTTTGCTCAGTATCACGCTCTTTTTGAAGCCATCTATTCTGATGTATACGAGAGCATTGATGCTATTGCTGAAAACATTTTAAAACTCGGTTACAGTGCGCCCATCTCTCTAAAATCTCTAGTCGAGATGGCCAATATCACTGAAGTTGTAACTACGGAGACCGAGCCTATAATATTAGCTCGTAATCTTAAAGAGAAGAATACCAGAGTAATAGAAACACTCAAGAAGACTTTTGATATTGCCAATAAAGAGAATGAACAAGGTGTAGCTAACTTTATAGCTGAACGAATTGATATGCATCAAAAGTGGGATTGGCAGCTCAAAGCTTCTTTAGGGGAGAGATAATGGATACCACCGCAGAAAACATCAGGAATGTTGTTGGAATCCTAACAGCAATACTTAGTGAGCAAGAAGAACTAGCTTACGAAATGGTATTGGAGTCGGACCCGATTGAACTATTCAGTTGCTTGACTGGAATTTTACTTAGTGCATTAAATGCCATTGCTGATTCCAATGGACGTACTGTACAGGACTATCTCGAAGATCTAGGAATGTCGGCATTTAAGTCCATCTAGTATGTCAGAACCTTTACAATTGCCTGAGGGTGTCACTTTTAATAAGTATAATGCCGTAGACACCTCTATTGAACTTCCATTTGATACCACTCAAATTTGGAAATGTCCCAAGTGTGAACTACAGTTCGAAGCACTACTCATCGGAGAAGGTGGCAGACATTCAGGCCAGATAAAAGTTTCAGGTAACCAAGCCATTTCTTGGCAGGGTGCTTTACCCAAAGATAAAAATAAAGCAGAAAAGTTTCTGCAAGATGCATTAAAGAAAAAAGTTGATTTCCATTTAGAAAGGCATTAAATTCTATGATTAGATACAGCCAACCAATTAAGTATAGTCAACCACTAGACCCAAATAGTGCAACACTTACTGATCAGAAAGTAACAAAAGCTCAAGCAGAAGACCCAGACAATACTAATGACCCCAATGCTGATGGGGATAATCTACCAAGCTAAGGAATATAGTGACCGAACCGATTTCCGAAGTAGAAGCCTTACCCGTAACACACATTATGATTCCAGATACACAAGCCAAGCTTGATGTACCTACAGACCACCTCAATTGGATTGGTATGTTTATTGTTGAAGAGTATCACAATAAAAATATTAAAATAGTCCATATTGGTGATCATGCAGATATGCCTTCTCTATCACACTGGGATGCCGGTAAAAAGAAGATGGAAGGACGTCGTTATCAAGACGACCTTGACTCGGCTAATGAAGCCTGGAGAGTTCTTAATCAACCTCTTTATGATTTTAATGAAGGACGTAAAAAGACCAAACAAAAAATCTGGAACCCTGAACGCTATATTACACTCGGTAATCATGAAGATAGAATCAATCGTACCATAGATGCTAATCCTCAACTAGAGGGAATGCTTTCTCTAGATAAACTAGACTATGAAAAGAGTGGTTGGAGAGTCAGTGACTATACTCAGCCCATCTGTTTAGACGGAGTCTTCTATAGTCACTATTTCTATAACCCTATGACTGGAAAACCCTATGGTGGACAAAACATCGAAACAAGACTCAAGACAATTGGGCATACATTCAGTATGGGACATCAACAGACCCTTATGTACGGTTTGCGGTTCGTGGCGGGAAAATCACAACACGGATTGGTTGCAGGCGCGTGTTATCTTCACGACGAAGACTACAAAGGACCTCAAGGAAATGCCCACTGGCGAGGAATCATAGTTAAACATCAAGTCAAGAATGGTAGTTATGACCCTATGTTTATTTCTCTAGACTACTTATGCCGACGCTATGAAGGTTCTAGTCTAGAGAACTTTATGTCTAAAAAGTATCCCAACCTGTAAAAACTCTACGAACTCAATAAGTTTGTAATCTAGGAGTACTATGGCTGGTCGTAAAAACTTTAAGTGTAAATTTAACCCTTATGTTACTTCAGAGAATCGTGACTCAGTTGTAAAGAGTCTAATTGCACAATTCCAAGGCTATGATGCTGACCCTGAGGTTACCGTACTGGATGATGGATTAATTATCTCCATAAACACTAGTAGTGATCTAACTCCCTCTGGAATTCGTGAAAAACTACTATGGAATTATTTTATCCAAACTGTTTCTACACAAGAAGCTATAAGATCTATACAGATACTTAGACTCCCCAAGACGACTTCCTGGAACAAGGAATCAAGAGAGTTAGGCGAAGGTTCAGTAGGTGGTTTCGGACCTGAAGTTGGACCTGAACGCAGGACCGGTGTAGACGAGGTTATGTGGATTGATGGAGAACCCATGGAACATACAGAATATAAAATAGACATGGGTGATCGTCCAGATGGGCCTCCATTAAGACGTAAGGGCTCTAGAACTAGAAGCTTTAATAGTCGTTATGCTGACCCCACAGAAACTGATATGATTCCTTTTGCTCATAATGAAGTAGGAGAACCCGTTAACCCTGAAGTACTAAGTGACATTACCGATCTCAAAAAAGACACTGCTGAACCAGTATCTAAGATAATGCCTATAGGCTCCGTACACACTGCACTCGGTGGTGGAGATGCCGAAGGTGGTTTTTTTGGAGATCCTGCTGCAGTAGCTCACGAGTATGGAATAGATGTAACAGCTGGCCCACCCAAAACTACAGGACCCACTAGACGACTAAAAGATGACCCAGATTTAGGCACTGCTCCTGCTATAAACTTTGGTAGTTTTTATGATGAACAACCTGTAGGAAATGTACAGGATGATAGTTTCGCTACCAAGAGTAGAGCCAAGAGTGCTCCCTTACAGTTCGGTATTGGTGCTAGTACAGAAAAGCATGAAGGGCTAGAAGTAGTTAATGATTCAGCCGAAATGGGGCCTAGACCCACTCTGGGCAATGGCAGTGATGTAGAAGGTTGGTTCAGTAATGAAGCTACAACCGGTTCAGTACACTTTGGAATAAACGAATACTATACATATGAAAGTGATATAGATGACTCAGAACTATAAGGTATACGAAGCCGGTACTAGTCCTAAGAAATTTACCCCGGGAGACTTTATACTGGTTAGTACCAATGGTATTCCAGCCAAGATCATTAGACTAGGTCAGTTTCTTAGATATCATGGCAAGATGAAAAACTTTTCTTTTTGGAACCATGCTGCTATGATAGTAAGTGAAGATGGCGCTCTTATAGAAGCAGTAGGCCGTGGAGTTAGCTATGGTCATATTGACGAATACAAAAATGTTCAATACTATCTGGTTAACACCAAGCTCAACAAGCAGAGTAGAGATCAAGCAGTATTGGCCTGTAAGAGTTTTCTTAAAGACCAATACGGTTGGTTCACTATTGCCAGTATTACTCTAGAACTTTTAACCGGAATTAAATTGCAATTTTCTTTAAACAACAGTATGATTTGTAGTGCTGTAGTTGCACAAAGTCTCTGGGCCGGTGGAATAGTCTTTAACCGCAATCCATACCAGATGATGCCAGCTGACCTTGCTTCAGCTTTTGATGTAGACAGCACTAAAGTTAATGAAAATTAAAAATTCTTAAAAAACTTGATTTCTTTAAAATAAGGTATTAAGTTAGTTTTATGAAAAAAATAACCATTACAATTAGTTATGATGCTATGAATCTACAAAGTGATGAACTCGCTAATTCTGAAATTACCGAAACTATCACTGGACTGGCCAATAGCCTCAGAACCCAAGTGAACAATGTCCAAGTTTCTTTGAAATACAAAGATCAATAGAAAGAAGAAAATATGAATACACAAGCGTATATCCGTAATGTTGTAAGAACTGGTGTTCCAGTTGCAGTAGGTACAGTAGTGGCCTGGTTTGCAAGTAAAGGTTGGAGTCTCAAGAGTGGACAGTTTGCTGTTCTTGCTCCAGTATTCTCAACAGTTTACTATGGTGCCATTCGTGCTGCAGAAAAGAAATACCCAAAGCTTTCATGGCTTCTTGGTGCACTTCCAGCAGCTCCAGCTGTTGCTCCAGTACCAGCTCCTGCTAAGAAAGCTGCAGCTACAAAGAAGGCTTAGTTTTTAGGCCTTGTAGCTCAGTTGGTTAGAGCGCCAGCTTGTCAAGCTGGATGTCGTGGGTTCAAGTCCCATCAAGGTCGCCACTTTAAAGAAAGAAATCAATATGTCAAAAAGAATAATTGCTATAGCTACGGTTATACTTATTGCTGTAGGAGTATTTACAGTCGGTATCTCTACAAAAAGTACAGGTATTAAACTAAAGCAGTATAATGATCTACCTTATGCACTTTGTGCTGCTAGTGGCACTAAACCTCTTAATCAACACATTATTATTAATGGTGTTAGGTATCGACTAGGACTTTCTGAGTGCCCAATTATCACTACGGGTGCTTCATTTGCTAATCTAGATCTTACTAATAGTAAACTAACTCCAGACGGAACATTTGCAACAGTATGGTCATTGTTTGGAGTGCCTAGTACTTTCCCCATCAAGCAAACCGATGGCAGTTGGGTCAATATGACCCCGGTACACCGTAACTTTAAAAACACTATAACACCTGGTGGTGGAAGTAGTAATCAATGGTCTTTTCCTTGTGTAGTAGAGCCCAGAACATTAACTGCAACCGATGGAACTAAGTTTAGAGTTGCAATCTGTAAAGGTCCTATGATGGAGAACATTAACAACAAACCAATTAAGTTTGGCACTAGAACTTGGACAGAAGCTCCCAAGGGTATACCCAACCCAATTGTGGCTCAAATTCTTTCAAATTCATAAATAGTTTTATTCCCTGGTAGCTCAGCGGCAGAGCGGGTCACTGTTAATGACTTGGTCGGTGGTTCGAATCCATCCCAGGGAGCTGTCAAAAGGAGCAATATGATTATTCAAATTATTGGACTGCCCGGAGCCGGTAAGACATCTCTTGCACAAGCACTAGCAGAGCAGATCAAAGCAATACATCTTAATGCCGATCAGGTAAGAGATTTTGTCAATTATGATTTAGGTTTCTCTCATGAAGATCGAATTGAACATTCTCGTCGTTTGGGTGGAATGGCTCGTTTATTAAAAGAACAAGACTACTATGTAGTAGTAGATTTTATTTGCCCTACTGAAGACACTAGAAGAGCATTTGGAGAATCTGATCTAGTAGTATGGGTAGATCGCATCAAGGCCGGTAGATATGAAGATACCAACTTAATGTGGCAAGACCCTTCTAATATGGTTAATGTTCACATTAAAGATGGGCTAACTATAGATGAAGAAGTAGAACTAGTTATGAGAGAGTTAGGTTAGTATGTCAAAAAAAGAAACTAACACTAAACAAATAGTATTCTATCACAGTGAACATTTTCCAGATGAGTTTACTCCTGCAGTTAAAAATACCCCAGACTGGTATAGAAAAATACCTCGTAAGGTCATAATTTCTGGAGAACATGAAGAACAGTTATCAGTAAAAGCATGTGTACCCTTTCTTGATTCACTAACAACTGGCTATACTATCAATCTATGGACCGATATACTAGTTGAAAGAAACGAAGACAATGAGCCCATTATAAGATTTAAGAGCGGTAGAATAGGTGCTAGAAGCAGTCTACAGACTGACCCTATGCCTACTCCTACTGGCTATGAGGATTATCATTTTACTTGGATTTATGGAGCAGCAATTAAACTTCCCGATGGCTATAGTGCACTCTATACACACCCTTTAAATAGAACTGATTTACCATTCTATACTCTAAGTGCAATTATTGATGGTGATGCTGCTATACCTGGGGGTAATGTGCCCTGGTATCTAAAGCAAGGGTTTGAAGGGTTAATACCCAAAGGTACTCCAATTATTCAAGTGATACCTTTTAAGAGAGAAGAATGGGTCAGTAAAGAAGACAAGAATCTAGTACGAGAAGCTAGAGATCATGAAAGAAAAGGGCCACATGACTGGTATCGTAGACTTGGTTGGAAGAAAAAGAGCTATAAATAATGTTTAAAAAGAAGAAACAACAAAAACTAACTGTACCCAAAACTATTCTAGAATATGACTCGAGTAGTGGGTATAGTAAAATAGTACGCCCAGCAGTAACTATGACTCCTGACTGGTATAAACAAACCAAGCGTTGGGTAGAAATACCAGAAGATTTAAATTATGGAATGCCTGAGTGGCCGGGTCTTAAGCACTGTATGCCCTTCCTTGATGCTCTTGGTTTAGGGTATTATATATTACTAGATCAAGATGTAACTTTTAAGAGAGTAGATGGACGTATAGTTGTTGAATGGGACAAAAAACTAGAAGATGAACTAGGCCGCCCACTAGAAGCTAGGCCACCACATGTTACCAACCCCATGGTGGGTCCTGCAGGATATGGAGATGAATTTGAACATTTTCATTGGTTCCTACATGTAAGTATTAGACCCCCAGACGGTTATAGTATGATTATAACTCATCCGTTTAATCGATTTGAGTTACCTTTCTATACTCTTACTGGAGTAGTGGATGACTATGCCATGCCTGGAGCAAATGCCAGTTTTTACCTTAGAAAAGACTTTGAAGGGACTATTCCAGCTGGAACTCCAATCGCTCAAGTTATACCTTTTAGACGTGAAGAGTGGAAACTTAAACAAAATCCCAGTATGTGGCATGAAAGTAGATCAGAGACGTGGAGTTCATCTTCACCTAAATTAGATGAACTACTAGACGGTTGGTACCGTAAAAACATCTGGAAGAAAAAAAGTTATCGTTAGGGCAATCCGGGGTAGTGTAATGGCAACACTACAGACTTTGAATCTGTCATTCTAGGTTCGAGCCCTAGCCCCGGAACTGTAAAACTCTAATAGTGTCAATTTAGTAATATGCATTGGTATTTCCATCTATTTATACACTATCTCGACTTACTTAGGCATGAAACTATTTCTACTATGGCTTGGGAACCAGTTAAAACCAATATTGGTGCTGGAGTTTGGTGGGCAGTAATCGTAGCCACTGTCACTAGCATAGTCTACCCAACAGTTCGTAGAGCAATTGAAGCTTTTGTAAAAAGACACATTAAGTCTGAGCACGAAGAACTACACAATAAACTAAACCATATTATTAAACACCACCCAGATATACCAAACCTTGAAAAAGAAGAGTAAATAGTACCTTCTACCATGTAAACTACTAGTGACAATAGACTAGGTAGTGTATTACTTTAGTCCAGCGCCAGAAATGGCAGAATACGGAGCACATCATGACCTCGATGTTCGATTATGACGATTCAGTCAATCTTGTTTTTGAAGCCAAAACGGCCGGCAAGAACATTATCACTGCAAAACATGAATTACTAACACAAACCGGAGAATTTTTGTTTCTCGCTCACAGTGACAAAGAGTTTGCTTTTCGTTGTCAAATGATTGAAGAAGATATTGAGCGTGTTGCTCGTAGACGTATGGCTACGGTAAGTGACTCTAAAGCCAAGCTTGTAAGAGCACTTCATGAAGAGTGGAAGATTCGTCATGCCAATTGTCAAATGTGTAAACTTGCTGATTCTCACAACTTTGGTGATAATGTAGGCTCTTGTGCATCTTGTAAGGGCAATACTGGACATAAATCCAGCCAGGGATGGCACTGTCCATCAGGCGCTGGTTGTCAATCTAGGAAAGCTTCTAAAGCTGATAAAGCTGATAAAGACTATGATGGTGATGGAGAGCTAGAGTCCAGTGAAGAAGAACATGCTGGTGCAGTTGATAAAGCCATTAAAGAAGAAAAAGCAAACTCAGCCAAGTCTTCTGACAACTAATCACTAGACCAGATAGATTAGTCAAGTGTTTAATTCACGCAATGCATCCTCTGAATTAGAAGAAGGAGCCACCCTTCACCCGAATGTTTGGTGGAACAAGTATCCTGCTCAATATTCTCCTGAAGGACCTGTCTCTAGTGTCTCTGGAAGAACTTGTGAATTTTGTGGACAGCAAGAAATGCATGCTCCTGATGACCACCCTCGTAGCCAACCGGTACTGATTACTCTGGGCAAGACAACTATATGTAATCCTTTTGTAAACGGTTCCAATACCTGTATGCCTAGACATCGTAATGCTCCTTTGCAATTTGGAGTTCGAGGTATGGAAGGTAGAACCCATAGAGAGGGTCCACACACTAGACTAGACTCTAGTGACTATGGAACCGGTGCTTACGATAAGATTCTAAAAGACGACTTAGTATTGAACGGAACTATACGTCGTGCCAATGTCAAATTTCATTTTACAGCCAACTCTGACATAGAACCCAACTTTGACGAAGAAGACACTTCTGAACCCTGGTTTCAAGTTGAACACCCAATAGAGCATGCTGGTGGTATTGGAGAAGGCCCTGGAGGATTCCATCAAGTAGAGCTTGAAGAACACCACAGCCCTGAAGTAGAACATGAAGACTACAAAGAATGCCCAGCCTGCAAAGGACTTAGTGAATTTTCAGGACAAAAAATTCTAGACGAAGGCAAGACCTATACTTATCATCGCCCTACGGGGGAAGAAGGCTGTCCAGCTTGTAAAAATACTGGTTCAGTCGCTTCGGATACCCCTGAATGTGAAAACTGTCTGGGTAGTGGAAAAAATCATCACTTAGAACAAGATAAAGATGGCAACTGGGGTAAGTGTAAGAACTGTGAAGGTTCTGGACTTGTTATAGACCCTAAGAAGGGCAAGACCGCTTGTAGCAACTGCTCACTCCCTGATCACCCAGATGTATGTCCTACTTGTCAAGGCAACAAGGTATCTTCTGAGATTTTGGAAAAGAAAAAGTTTACTCCAGCAGTACACAAAACTCCTGCTTCTATACCTCACGAAGAGAGTAGACAAGATGAAGATGAAGATGACGAAGAGGACTTGCCTTTACTAGATGAAGACGGTAATGAGCCGGAATATGAAGCTCCTAAAACTAAGGTAGAAGCTCCTAAAAAAGAAATAGAAGGACCTGGACTAGATAACCCTCGTACTCTAGAAGAAAAACCTGAAGAAGAACCTGAAGAAGAACCTGCAGAATCTGGAACTAGGCCTACTACTTCTATTAAGAGTTCTTGTGGTACCTGTAATGGTTCCGGTAAAAAATCTAATTATCGAGAAATAGAACAAAGTCCAGAATTCAAGAGTCAGATTAAAAATGCTCCTGTTAGTGAAATGCCTGGTATAGTACGAAAGAATCTAGCCTGCACTGAATGCTCGGGTGGAGAACAATAATGACAGATCACATACATGACGAAAAAAGTCCATGCATTTTTGATGAACTTCGTGATCACCCAACTCTACTAAAATCAGTTATTGGAGATGGAGAGCTTACTCCTTGTAGATATGGAGCTCAGGATGAAGAACAAGGACGATTCAATAGCAATCGCCCTAGCTCAGAACTATTTACAATTAGAGACAATGGTATTCCAGTTTGTCGTGAACATCATGCACTATTAAAAAATGCATTCTTCCCAAATCCACAAGGCTCTGGCAGTATGGATATAGTTCGTAGTCTAGTGGGTAGAGGCAATAAAAATGAATCTAGACGTATGGACTATGAGATGGACAAGGAACTAGAAGGTCTACAGGGTAGTGAAGATGCTACTATTAAAAAATTCCGTAACCGTAAACTCAAAGCAAAAGACAAACTAAGAGAAGAAAACGATCGAATAAGTGGGGATGAGAGCTAATGGCTAGATTCACTTTTAACAAAGACTCGGCCAAAAAGAAAAAGGTCAAAGCAGAAGAGCAACAATGGCGTGAAGAGACTTCGGTCCCCACTCGTACTTTTCTAAATAAAGGACCCAGTCGATATGTTAGCCCTAGAGGAGAACAGAGACTTGAACTAGAGCGTTCAGTAACTCAACCAGTAGAGCGTCGTAGACAAAATCGACCCAGTAAAGAACGTATGGCTCCATACAGTAAGGGTGTACTCTTACTTACTGGTCACCCAGATTTTAAATCAGATATAGACACTACTTTTTCTGAAGGGTCAGTGCGTCCACCTACTTGGGTACACATAGACCCTAGTGATGAAAGAATTAAGCCCAACTATGAACAAGTTATTTCAGGGCTTAAAGACACAAACCGCTATACAGAGCACACGGGTCATGGGATCGAAGGCTATGAGCATCTTCCAGCCTTTATTCCCGTTAGTGCTCAACAAACTCGAATCGTAACTAAAAAAGCTACACTAACTACAAACTTTAATCCTAAGGGACTATTTAAGAGTGTACTTAGAGGTATCTCTTCTAATGACTCTACTCCTGAAAAGAAGACTGGTTGTCTAGAGTGTGGACATCCTAAAGAAGCTCACCCCAACATACATGAAGTAGATGGTACAGTAGGACCACACCCCTACATAGGATCTGAAAAGTCTGCTGATAGAAATGACAGTTGTTGGCTACACGATACTGAAAAAGACTCTAATGGTAACTGGGCAGCTCCTTGTTCTTGTGGAAAACTCAAAGAAGAACACAAGGACCCTGCAAGGCACGAATATCAAAAATCTAATCGTATTGAAGTAGTAAGTACTGGAAGCCCTAGATGGTTTCAAAGATGGCAGACTAGACTGGAAGGTAAGCCGGATACTACTAAAACTGAGCAGTGTAGTTGTAAGAGTGGTAAAACCAATAATAATGCCAGAGAAAATTCAGAGCCTTGTGATGAATGTACACTTGGTCATAAAAATTATCGTCCAGTAACTAGTGATGAAGGTAAGACTACTCTAGAGCATGTTAGTACAGGTGCTGGTCCTGGACTAGTAAAACCAGTTCTTAACGAGCAAGGTCAAGAAGTTGCTCCTCGTAAATGCAAAACTTGTATTTCAACACACGGTGATGCATCTCATCATGGTGAAGTTTATGAACCAGGAACCAAATTCTCTCCTGCTGGTAAATATGTAAGATGCCCTGAATGTAAAGGTGAAGGATTTGAACCAACACTAGGGAATGGACTACACTCTTGTGAAAACTGTTCACAACCGGACAGTGAAGGTTCTATGTCTTCTACTGGTTCAATTTCTACTACTCCAGACAATACCCACAAACCTTGTGGTGGCACTGGAGCAATAACAAAAATTGTTAAACACCGTGCTAAAAAAATACTACAACGTATTACTGGGTTCGGTAACCCTATTACTTCTATTAGATGCCCTCATGATGAGCAAGATGTTCATTATAAAGACACAGCTAACCCAGAATGCCCAGTTTGTAAGGGTAATGACGATTATGTCAAGAGCAATGGAAAACCTTGTAGCTGTAGAGCCGGTCACTCAGGTCATGTTGAGGAAGGCAAGTCAAAACCTAATAGAGCCTATGTACCCGATATGCCTGGAAATGCTGTTCCAATGGCCTTTATAAAGCACTTTGCTAGTTCACCAGAATCTGTACAGACCCATCTTAGTACAGAGAGTCTACCCAGTAATGATACAGAGCAGAATGCTACTGGTACATCTATAACCCCTCGTTCACGTATACAACTAGAAGATCGTTCAGAAAAAAACTTTGGTACTAGAAGTAGAGAGAGAATCCCTACTGGCTTTCTAACTCCCGGAGTAGACTGGAATGATTCAGAATTAAAGAAAGAGACTTCAATTAGTTCTGGCTCACAGTACGGTAAGACCGGTAGATATCTAAAGAGCCTAAGAGGTTTTTTAAGTAGGAATAATGGAACACTTCCCATGGCTGTTCCTAGTACTGAAAACCCTTACACTATGTCTACTTCACAAAAGGTAGGCTCTTACTTCCGTAGAATATTTAATGCTCTCAAGCTTGCATCTGGCTATGAAGATGAAATGGAAGAAAGTTCAAGCTCCAATACTCCTTCAGTAAAGCTTACCCCTACTCTAAAAGACTATGGAGAAGGTCAACAAGAAGTAAGTATTCCAGGACCGACTGTACTTAAAAAGGGTGAACCCGGTTATGAAGATCGTTTGCGTTCACTTGATGAACAGAGTAGACATTTAAGAGCCACTCGTCCAGATGTGGCTGCTAACCAAGATGCTCGTGAAAGTTGGCGTCAAGGTGTAGCCAAATATATGTCTGGACTACGTGAAACCTATAGTGGTATTACTAAGTCACTTAAAAAGAATAGTCCTTGCCTCAGTTGTCTAGGGACTGATAAATCAAACTGCCCTAGCTGTGGTGGTACAGGTTATGAACCTCGTTCAGGTGAGACTGTTCGTAGAAGTACAATGATTAAAAACAATGCAGATCTAGACTATCACATGAACTACTGTGAACCGGGTAGAATGCTTTCTTCTGGTAGACGTAGTGTAGGTTGTATGGCTGACTGCCCATATAGATCTAAGCTAGATAAAATACGTAACAAGATATTGTCTATCCCCGGTGCAAAATTACATAAATCTGATACACACTATCAAAGACCATATCGTATTAGTGGTAGTTTTGATCCCATCCCAGTAGGACTAGCCAGACACACTGAGCATGATCCCACTGATGGTAAAGCTTGTACTCCAGGTCACGTAGTACATATGCCAGGTCACTTGGGTCAAAATCCTGCTGAGTTTGCTTCTAGTGGAGAACGTACTCTAGGTATGATTCTACATACATATGATAATGGTACTCATGATGTTCTACAAGCCTATATACCTAGTGAATCACGTAGAAACTTCCCTAAGAATGTTAACCCCGACAAGGTAAAAGCAGCAAGCAACTGGCAATATAATATTGTTAGAGGAGTTCACAAAGATGATGTAGTACACGTTGACAATGCTGTATTACCTCACTTGCTAGACTTTGGTACTCATACAATTACAGCTCCTGCTCGTACTTTTCCAGGGCGTAGAAGACAGACTCCACCTACAAATGAAGAACTAGACAAGAATATAACAGGAGAAGAGCGTAGTATAGCACCTAACCCATTCGGTGGTGACGCTCTTCGTGATCTAGCTACTAGACACCCTGACCCAGAAATACGCAATGGGGTTACCGGTATACTTAGTGCTGCACAAGAGCACAATGATCGTAGTGGGTTTACTCGAGCAGTGGAAACTAGTCCAGAAACAGGTCTTATGGGAGACACCGGACATATGTCGCCTAAGTTTAAAAAGTTTACTCCTAGTACTCCTAGCTCCACAACTAGTACAGAAGCTCCAAAAGCCACCATGTCTGGTAGTGAAGCCGTAGAGCATGTTTCCAAATCAATTGGTCGTGATCTTAGTCTAGAAGAAAAAATGGATGTTGCCGATAGACTAGTTAATAGGGGTCATAAAGTCGAAGACATCGTAGATAGTTTTAAACCTAGGACCTCTAGTAGAAAGTTTAATAGTCGAGTATGATAGAAAAAATCGGTTATATGAAACCCAAAGATCTTAACTCAGAGCAGAGTATAGCTCAGCCTTGTAGATTTTGTGATGATCCGCCTAATGACAATGGTAAAGGAGCAGTAAAGCAAACCTCTACTGCCCCTGATGGAACTGCATTATTTGCACACACTGAATGTGAGTCTGATCCGTTTGCTTTTATGCAAAACTTTAGACACATTCCCCCAACTCCAATAGAACCACCGTTTCTTACTAGTCTCGGAGATGTACTAAAAGTAGAACACATGACCTATGCTTCTCCTGAAGTATCCCCTATGACTTCAGTAGAAGCAACTAATATGGAAGATGGGGTAGGAGTCCCTGCACCAACTCCTAAAGCCAAACCACCACAGCCCGGTAAGTTTATCCCGCCTCACCAATAATAAATGTAATTTAAGGTAGTAGTTAACTATAGCGTATAGATCTCAATCTATACTAGTGAAAGAGAAATCATGGAACCACGTTTAAATATTAAAATCGCCGATCTATTTGACGGACCTAGTCCAGTTGACGTAGACTTCATTATGCCGGGTAAGCAAATGCCCAATGACTATATGGATGCTGACAGTCTTGACTATGATCAAAATGAGCAGGCTTACAAAGAACAACAGCAAGGTCTTGCACAACGCTTTGACAAGAATGATGCTATTGTAGAGCACACAGACAAAGTAAATGAATTTAAGAACCCAGCACAGCAGACAGCACCTTATGGTCAGCTTGTTATGCAAAGCAAAGGTTTTAGTCGTCAACAGACTCGTGAAGACTTTACAATGGGAGTTATTGCCAGCTCAACTGCTGCAACTCTCGTAGGTAGTCGTGTCTATACAGAAACTCCATCTGTAAAGATTGCCGGTACTGTAGTTGCCGTAGGTGATGCAGAGTTTGCCGTCATCTGGGATGACCGTACGGCTTCAGTAGAGCGTAAAAACGACTATGAATTGGTAGTTCAGAACTAAGACAATGTTCAACTTTAAAAAAACTAAGATTGTTTCTACCCCGGTAGAAGAGGTCCTTGAGGTTAAGCAAGTCCCCGTCACTAAAGAACTCGTAGCCATAGACTTTGCAACTGTTGAAGGTTCAGTAAAGTATATACACTATGGGTCAGTAACAGACTATGACGGTAGAACATATGAATTCGAATGGGACGATCAACAGAAACGTCTGTGTAGACTAGTTGGTTCCTTATCTTCACAGTTTATCTGGGATAGTGCCACTCGAGTTCTAGAAGGGATGTTTAGTGATCCGGAAACTACGATTGAGTCTAAGATAGAACCTATCCTAGAGAAGCACTATAAAAACCTTGACATAACCCTTACAAAAGGACTCAAGGCCTTGGAAGATAAGATAGAGAAGTCATCTACTATTCGTCCACAAATGATTTCTAGACCAGAAGTTTCATCTCCTAAGCCTAGCACAGTACAACCGTCTATGCAAAACAGAGAGTCGATAGAAGTACCGATGACTTCAGTTGCGGATGATCAAATAGCATTAAATGCTATGAAATTTTTACAAGAGTCACAAAGTGATGATTTGGGTATCGACTACCTAAGTCTATAGGAGCAATTATGAATTTCGCAGAAGGTAAAGGTCCCAAGCAAGCAAAGACCCCATATGTATTGGGTCAGTTTGTTACTCTTTATGGTAACGGAAGTGCAAGTAATGTTAACCCAGCCCCAGTACCCTATCCTACTTCTCCAGTAATCTCTGGAAATGTACCGGGAAGTCTAGTTCCAGGACTAGTAGTTGTAAGTGGGGGAACTGATGTAGGGTATGTATGCACCCCTGACTCTACTACTAGTATACAAGACATCGAATGTACTGGTGCCGTACTTACTGCAGAGACTGCGTGGAGTGGTTCTTGTGTAGTTAGACTACAAGGTACCGGTAACCGTTATGGTGGACTAAATGTCTACTCTTCCACCAACTGGCATACTCTTGGTTCAGTTACAGTGACTAGTGCCAATGTTCCCTATGTTATTAGTCTAGTTGGTGTTAGTGGAAATCTCTACAATGCCTATCGTTTAACCGCCAGTGGTGGTAATGGAATTATCGATTGGTCACTGGGCGGTATGTTTACCGACCTTAGTGCTATGGGAGTCGGTAAGAATGCTACTGCAGCCAATGGTGGAATTGGTCAAATGAATATTGCTAATCCTCAAAATATCAGTATTAGTGGTGGAGCCATTGTTAGTGAAATTGATGGTCCAACCCCTTATTCAAATACCAACGCTGACCACACCTACATCGGTCAATAAATATACTATAATAGGAGTTGATTTAATTATGGAAAGAAACCAAAATATACGTACTGCTAATACTCGTAGAGTTGGTGCCAACTTCACTCTTGGTGGTAATGAAATTATTTCCGGTGAGGGTAGTGGTGGAACTATTATGCTCGGTCGTGGTGCTAGTATCTGCCCGACTTGCATGGCAGAACTTGCTCCCGGCATTGGCTGCTGCAATAACTAGATAGGATAATCGATGTCTCCTCAGGACTGGAGTGCTTCATCTGAGTTTAATAGAATGAGGCAAGCGGGACTTACTCTCCCCAAAAATCCTATGGCCGCTCGTGTAGCCGCCAGAGATATGCTCACTAGAGCTAAAACTCCAGGTGCAATGGCTAGTGAAATTGGCCCTATGGCTACAGCACTAGGTGGTCCTCCTCAGGGTCGAGAGAGACTTAATAGCCTTAAGAACAATATGATTCTTGAAGGTGGAGTATCCAATACTGCTAACCGCAGAACGGGTGCTGCTACTGGTAGTGATGCACAGTGGGCTTGGCCTAAACTACATGACCCATTTGAATACTGGCGTGAACGCACCTGGTGGTTCAATATGGAGGACCCAGATGAACAAACACGTAAAATTAGAGACTGGGCCAGACTTCTCTACACGACTCATCATTTGGTTCCTGGACTTATTGATATCTATACGAGATTCCCACTCTTAGACATTGAACTAATACACCCGGACAAGAGAATTAGTGAATTCTATAATGAACTATTCTTCGATGGACTTAACTATCAAGAGTTCCTCTTCGACCTAGGTCGTGAACACTGGACCGTAGGAGAAGTATTTGCTATGGGTTCTTGGCATGATGGTATTGGTGCTTGGGAAGAAGATGAAATCATTAATCCTAATGATGTTATCGTGGCTAAAAATCGTGCACTAAGAACCTATCAATATCACATTAAGGTTCCAGAAGAGATCAAGCGTCTAATTGAACGTCGTGACCCTCCTGAAGAGTATGCTATGCTTATGCAACTCTACCCGGATGTTGTAGCTTGGGCTCGTCAAGACAAAGAGATTCCAGTCTCTGATGTCATTATGAAGCAGATCAAGTTTAAGACTAATCCTTGGAGTGAACACGGTACTCCTATTCTACTTCGTGCTTTCCGTATGCTTATGCTGGAAGAAAGTCTCAATGCTGCTCAAGATGCCATTGCTGACCGACTATATAGCCCATTAATTCTAGCTACACTTGGACTTCCAGATGTAGACCAAGACGGTCCATGGATTCCGGATGCTCAAGAACTACAGAGTCTAAGAGATGACCTAGCTATGGCCATTAACTCGGACTTCCGTTTGATGACCTATCACCATGGATTACAGATTCAGAATGCTTTTGGTCGTGAAAGTATGCCTAGACTAGATCAAGACTTTATGCGAGTACAGACCAATGTTATGGGAGTATTCGGTATTGGTAGTGATCTTATTCAGGGTGGACAGGGTGGTACTTACGCTTCGGGTGCTCTTAACCGAGAACTTATTACTCAAATGCTCTCTACTTATCAACACAAGATCGAGCAATTTATTCGTAGTCGTATGGAACCAGTTGCAGAACGACAAGGACACTATGAGTACCGTAATGTTGGTGGACAGATGGTTCCAGTTATGGAAACTGTTCTCATGGTCGATGAAGAAACTGGTGCTGAGTTTGTAGAAGAACGTCCAAAGTTGGCTATTCCAGAGGTACGATTCCGTAGTATGAACCTCCGAGATGAATCAGTAGAACGAGGGTTTCTACAACAACTACAGGCTAGTGGGTTCCCAATCTCTCTTGCTACACTTGCAGTTAATATTCCAATCGACTTTGATGATGAAGTTGAAGCTCGTAAGGATGAAAAGATCAAGACAGTTATTGCTGAACAGCAATTTAAGAAAGACCTCTTTAACCGTCTAATGACTCTAGGACTTCCAATCCCGCCAGAATATATGCAGGAATACCAGGCCTACCTAATGATGCTAGAAGATCCTGCTATGGCTGCTCAACTAGCTCCAGGAGCCATGGCCGGACTTACCAGTATGCCTGCTGCCCCTAATATGACCGGAAATGGTCCCGCTAGTGATGTTAGTCAAGTGCCCGATATGTATCCTAGTGGTCCTCAAGAACGTCAACGTCCAGAGATCTCTTACGAACAGAAAAAGAGTCAACCTAAGCCATCCAAGAAAGGTCCTAAGAATGGACCCAAGAAGAAGACAGCTAGTGTAGCCGGTTGGGATGATGAAGACGAAGACCCATTCGAGACCGTTACCTATGGTGATCGTATGAAGTTTGCTGTACCCTTCGAGCAAAAGAAACGCAAGCGTATGAAGCTTGCTAAGGGTATGAAGATTATTGTAGACGATAGTTATGAAAAGTTCAATGAAGACGAATTCAAAGAACACCTGGCCAGTGTACTAGATACTATGACCGATACTGTTGGTAAGCAAGAAGAAATGGAAATCCCTACAGTTAATGACGGGAATGTAGCCCTAGATGGCATGACAGAAAAGCATCATGATGGCTCAGATGGATTTAATAGTCCAACCATTATTCAGTAAATAATGTAATACCTTTACTTTCCCTAACTAAGAGGTATAATGAATAATCCCTTTAATTCCCCAAAGCCTCGCATACTGCCCAAGGTAGGTTATGCCAAGACTTCATTTAATATTGTTAGTCCTCTAATCAAGCTCGATATAATTAAAGAGGGTGAAGGACGTAAATGTCGTAATGCCTCCAAGCTAGATCTCTCTAACTCTATTTATGAAAAGATAGAGAACGAGTAGAATGTTAGGGACTGTCTGGAATTCAGCATGGTGGGCCAATATACTCATCATCATTACTTCAGCGGGCTCTATTCTTTTCTTTCTTAAAAAAATCATTGTTAAGACAATTGCATCAGATCTTAAAGATATCAATTACAAAGTATCTCCCAATGGAAAAAATACACAGAACATAGGTGACATCGCAGCACGAACAGAAGATTCAATAATTGAAATGAAGTTAATATTAGCCGAACTTAGAGCCGAAGGTGCAAAGACTCGAGAGATTTTAGTCGAACATATTGGTTGGCACAAAGGCCAAAAAGAAGCAGAAGAATTATAAGATTCGTTCTTTTTACGATTACAACAATGTAAAGAGTGTTCAGAACCAATAGAGTTAAGGTATACATATGATTAAATTTGGTGCTCCGACTGTTAGCCTAATGGGACGTAGTTCTCTCACAGCAAACTCGGAGCCCATTGCTCTACATGCAGTAACTTTTGACGATTTTGATTTTAAAATGGCCAGTGGTTATCTATATGTAGTTTCTAGAGCTATTAGTTCTAGAGTCAATGCTAACTACGACGGATGGCCCGTAGACGAGATTAAGCAGTCCTATAAAACCTTCGTAGGTAGACCAATTTATGTGGAGCACAATAACAGTGATCCAGATCGTGCTCGTGGAGTAATACTCGATGCAGTGTATAAAGAAACGAAGTTGGCTTCAGGAATTACCGATGCAAGTGTCTACTGTCTTATGGAAGTAGATGCACAGACTTTCCCCAAGTTGGCAAAAGCCATCATGGAAGGAAATCTAAATGCAGTAAGTATGGGAGCCGACGTAGAAGGAACAGCTTGTAGTGCTTGTGGCAAGTATGCTAGCAAGCCTGCAGAATATTGTACACACATCCCGGCATTAAAGGGACGTACAGTAACGGTTTATAAACAGGGAAAG